TGTTTATGACAAGCAATATAAATAATAAAAACATTAATTTAAATGAAAAAATTTTAAAAATAGAGAACGAATCAGAGATATTAGATCCTGAAGTAGTTAATCTTTATAATAAATTAAATGAAAAATGTGATAAAATTATTGGGAAAGCAAGAATAAGAAAAGCTAAAATCAAAGCTGCTTGAGGTATTAAATGGCTGAGCGAGTCTCTCTTCATGATGCATTAAATAAAAAAGATCTTGACTTAATATTAGAAGTCAATAGGAAAGCTATTGAAATTGAGACGACTGTAGCCGATCAAAATGAAGAAATGACTGCACTTTTAACTAAATGCAGAGAAAAGCAAGATAAAACAGATGAAAAAGTAGATAAACTACTTAAGCAAACAGAAGACATAAATAAAGAAATATTTAAACTTCAAGTTTTATTTGTATCTGGTCTTATTAGTTTAGTTATACAAATAGTGCAAATCTTTATGAAAAGATAATCAAGATACTGTAACAGGGGTTACTTCTATTGCTTTAGCAACTCCATTTTTATTTTGCCCTAATTTAAATTCAACTTTTTGATTTTTATTTACTGTTTTAAATCCTTCTACATTAATATCTGAGAAATGCAAAAATAAATCTTTTTGCTTGACATTATCTTTTTCCCAAGAAATAAAACCATATCCGCGACGACTATCAAACCATACTACTTCACCTACAAATTTATCTGACATAATTCCTCACTTATCCTTACAAACTAATTGACCATCTACATATAATTCGCCACCACCGCCAAGTAAGTTATAAATGGCTACAGATCCAATCTTTCCTATGTCATTTCTTTCTTTTTCATTAGTGCAATTTCTTAACAAGTTATCAAATTTTTTAAATAATAATAACATATCTTTTTCGCACCCAACCATTCTAGCATGAGTTAATAATCGGCGGCGAGTTTCTCTTTCATCTAATACTTTATTACTAAGATTGTCTGGATTGGTAGCATCAATCTTAATGTCACCTATTGACAAACTCTTGATAATCTCTATATTTTCATCATTCTTGCTCATCTTTACCTTTATAAATTTTAAATGATTTATTAGTAAAATTATAATATGGAAAATCAATGCCTTCTATATTTCTCTTACCATTTAATTCATATATCAAAGTTCTATGATTTGGTAATCTAGTAGATGGATATACTCCTAATATTTTTAATTTATCAGTATGACTTAATGCATGGCAGTTGGCACATAAGATAGCTAAATTATATGTATGATTAGTAGTATTAATTTCAGTTCTTTCTATAATATGATGAAGATGTAGTAAATTAGGATCTGTAACATTACATGATTCTATTTCACATTTATTCTTAATTAACTTGCTTTTTTTCATCAACCATATTCTTTCCAAGATATAGAAGCTATGAAGTTATCGCCGCCACCACCAGCTATTTTCTGTACACCTAAAACTAATTCATCTCTTACGCCAGCAACTGAGCTTCCTAACCTATAAGCTCCTTGAATTGCAGAAGATACTGGAGCCGCTTTTTGAGTTCCATATCCTGAAGCAATAATATAACCGTTAGTCATATAATTTGTTAAAGTTCTACTTACGTCATATTCCACTACACTACCAGCAACTGGAACCCAAGAAGCTGCATCTACCCCATTAATTACTGGATTAACAACTAATACCCATTTAAAATTAGCATTAGAGCTAGTACATAAAATATCAATTGCCTGGGGAACAACAATCACTCCCCCCGAATTAACTTCTAATCTAATAGATACTAGAGGGTATACATGAGCATTGTCTGCATTGGTTAATGGCGAGATTCCTCTATCTACACTGTAAGATAATCCTGGATTATTATAACCGCCTTCTGACATAACAGAACAGCAAATTTGCTCTAAAGTATTACCAACAACAACTACTCCTGCAGAAACATTTTCTATTTCTGACCTAACTGGCAAATTAGGAGTAGACATATAAACAGAATTTATAATATTTGAATGATCAAACTTATGTACATAATAAGTTTTACCATTAATAACAAATCCACAGCGAACAGATCCTACACCTAACCATTCAATATCAATTACAAATATTTGTGATTTAGTAACATCTAAAGTAAGTCCGCTAGGACCTGCACCATTCAATGGATCAATATTCCAATTAGTTTGTAATACTGTATTAGGAACTGGAGTTCCTGTAACATTACTTCTAATAGTAATACTATTGGTTGCGCCATTATTTTCAAAATAAATACCATTATTTTGATCAAAATATCCTATTTTTTTAGAAATTCCAGAAGTACCAGGACCCATTACAAAAGTAACTAAAATTAAAAAGCTTAAACCAGATTGATAATTAAATCTTTCTTTTGTTTGTCTGATAACTTTATCACCATTGTTAAAAACATTTAATGTAGTAGAAGCTCTATTTTGGGAATAAGTAGTACTTCCCCCACCAGTTAACGCTTCAGTCCAAATATAAGTTTGAGAATTATGAATTTGTTTATTTTCAAATACTGTGAATGGAGTTGAAACTCTAAATCTTCCAAAAGCATCTAGTGCCGCGAAACCATCTAATGCTAAAGGTGTGCTGCCATCTGCATTATATAGTGTTACGTCTAATGCTTGATGATCTGCATTTATACTAGTACTAGTTACATCTGCAGCAGTAGTAGTTCCTTTAGATCCACCTCTGACAATAGCTTTTTGAGTACCATTAGTTAATGTAGCATCTAGTGCTAAACCATTAGTAGTACCTATATTAGCTGTAACTGTACCATCTACAGTAAGAGATCCGCCGTTATCAGTTACTGGTTGAGCAGTAGTGCCAGTAGGATTAATTCTTAATGGATTAGCTGCAGTACCTGTCTCTACAGAGCCACCAGGAGCGCTAGCACGTAATACAGAGCCTAATACGTATTGTGCGCCACCATTGGTATCAGCATCAAAGACTCTGGCACCTTGCATATTGGTACCATCATTAAAACCAACAGCAGTGCCAATAGCAGGAAAGAAATCATTAAAATTAGAAGAAGTGCCGCCAATAGCGCCTACGCTTAAATTTACAGTATTGCTATTTGCAATAGCATCATTTTGAACGCTAACAATAGATGGCGCTCCTGATTTAAGTCTAAACCAAACTTTAACAATACTAGGGTCATTGATAATAAGATTACTGGTGCCAGTACTAGTATTTAATTCTGCATGTACACTAAGACCGTTAAATGAAACTTCAACAACTCCAGGTCCTTGATTAATAAATAATAAAGAATTTTTACTTGTTAAAGTAACAGCTATATCTGCATTGGTGCCGAAATCTGGCGCAGAAACGACTATTTTTTGAAAAAAATATTTTTCTTTTCCGAAATTTATAGGACCTAATGGATTTGTAATCATAATTCCCCTAACTTAGTCCTTGCCCCAGGCTTCTACTCTAATATTAACAGGTCCTGTAGAACCTGCTTTTAATCTAAACCATATTAGACATACAGTTCTAAAATCAAATACTAATGCGGCTGAAGGTGTTCCTGGTACCATTTCACCATGTACTGTAGTGCCATTAAAAGAATATTCTATTGATTCAGTAGCAACCGTACCATAATTAATAAAAGAAACGCCTTGAGTAGGAAAAGTAATAATTAAATCTGGACCATAACCATTTTGGGGAGTATATCCATCAGGAGCACCAAAATGTGTCCAGTTAACTGGTAAAACCTGAAAAAAATTAAAATCTCTTCCTTGTTTTTTTGTAATATTCTTATAAGCCATTATTCGCTCCTAGAATAATGATTTAATATTATTATATTAATAAAAAAAGCCAGAATAAATTCCGGCTTGATGATTAAAATTTAAAATATTTATTATAAATTATTTATTACATTTAAATAAATAAATAGATTCGTTTTTAGTCACTCCAGCTGTCTTAGTGAGGTGCGATCTAACTGTTCTTAAATACACTTCTTCTACTACTGGTCCAAATACCTGCTCTGCCATCTCTACCATTTTAGGATAGTTTTTTACATTTAATCCAAAGTATTTACCAGACTTTAACATATATTTCACATTTTCTAATGTCCCCTTCCAATATACATTATAAAAATGCTCTTCTCCTTTAGCATATGCTTGACGATCATCTAAGACGTACAACTCTTGACAGTAATAGGGCGGTGAACTGAATGCAAAATCTACACTATTCTCCTCTAACTTCACATGCTCTGATCCACTATTAATTAATGTAACATTCTGTAATCCCAACTCATCTTTCATTACTTCTAATTCGTCAGTAGTCCAAGGATCTACTCCAATATATTTCCTACCACAGCTAGCTGCCCCCAACATCCTACCACCCCATCCAGCGGAATAATCAAATACTACTTCTCCCTCTCCACTGTATTTCATATACAAATATTTAGCAATCCCAGGCTTAAAAATAGATACGCTAGGTACCATTCTGGCAGATCTCATTCCCTGAATTAACATCCTAAATGAAATATTAAATGTCTCTGTGTTATTAGGATCTTTCCAATCTAATCCTAATCTATTTTGAATTAGTTTGCGCAATTTGTCATCATTGTAAAATATTTGCTTCATAGTAGGTTGCTTGTACTCAGTAGCATCATAAAATTTATGACAATAATATTTACAAATATCAGTTGCTAATGAATCATTATTAAATAATGCATTGACAGATAAATCAGGCTTATATTCTACTAACTCTTTCCAGCTTTTCTTTACTTCTGATAAGTTGTTTGGATATTGCCAATCTAAAGCCCTAAAATGTTGAAACAAAGGCTCAATCAACTCAAACCTTTCTTCTCTACTTAATGTCTTTACATAACTAGCAGTTAATAACTTACCATTAATTTCTACAATACGATCATAATCACTTCTTTTATTGTTAGTAATATTAGTAATAGGATTATATTTATTTTCACTTACTATCTTAGATACTGTTCTAGGATGTACTTGATGCTGCTTAGCTACATCTACCATTTTCTCTCCAGCATCTACTTTATCAATTATTTTACTTTTAACAGATTCGGAAACTTTATATTCTTTTCTCTCAAATCTTCGACCATCTTGCTGTTGCTGTAACTCCAACATTCTCTCATATTTACGATCTAAACGAGTATTAATACTAGAATCTTTGTATAGCCAAGTAGCTAGTTTTAATACTCTTTCATTACCATTGCTTTCTAATTCATATGTATTATTGCCAGTCTTAGAAATGCAATTTAAATTAATAATTAAATCTAATTCTTTTAAGATAATACGCTGAATTACTTCTCCGCATTCTTTGGTAGTCACTAAAGACCATTTCCATTCATTATTAGATCTGTGAGCTAAACTACCATCTCCATCAAACATACCACGAATAAAGGCAACGTTTAATTTAGGATCTAGCCATTGTGGATAAGTAATAATAAAACTTTTGGCTCTAGGCACACCTAGATTTGTCATTTTTTCACATAAGTGTTTACTATATAATCGAATACAACAAGTAGGATATTTCTTATCACCTAATTCAGACAAATATCTTTTAACTTTATTGCTTGGCAGATCAACAAAATTTGATAATTTAACTAAATGATTATAATCTTCATCTTTTAATGTTACGCTAAAAGTATTAGTAATATCACAATTATAAGCATCTGCATAAAAGAAACCTAGCCAATATGCCTTATCTGCAGAATCAATTACATCAAATATATTCTGATTAAAATTAGTAAATCTATGAGAAGAAGATTTATCTCTTAACAAACCTTTTTCATTTGCCCATTTTTGAACCCTTCTTTTATCAATAGAGTATTTTTTTCCCAATAATTTGGCAGATACTCCTTGCTCATATAAATCAATAATTTGCGGAATCTTATCATTGGAAAACTCTTCTTTCAAAAGATCCCACTGATTAATATCAATTTGATTTTTTACCTCTGACTCTGGAATATTTAATAAATTACTAATGCGCTTAGTTGCAAAACCATTCTCAATCATTTCTTTAATTTTTAAATTTATCATGGCACCTCTTCAAGTAATATATCAAGCGCAGTTGAAGTTGTCAAGGTTCATCAAAAAATTTATTTTTATAAAATACAGGATTGTTTGGGTTCAATTATAATACTGTTTAGGCTCAATCTGTGACAAGTTTGTCACAGCAGCTGTGACAAATAAAAAAGGGTCTGTGATTGCTCACAGACCCTTTTTATAAGCTTTTTAGGCTAATTTAGTATCAAGAGCCGATTACTACTGATTTGCGACCAGCAGCGACACCACGAGGATTGACGATGCCGATACCGATAATTTCGCTAACTACCCACCCTAATTTTAGTTGGCGGGGCTCGTCGGCAGGAAGTACTTCGATGTCTTGGCGCACGGGCATGACACCGACGAATTCTGGATCTGCACAACCATAGATAGTGCCAGGGGGAACGATCTTTGATACCATGATGTCTGTGCCCCAGATGTGAGCATAGAGACCGGTTTGTAGTACTTCACGCATGGTGACGGGATCGAAATCACCGCCGCCTACGCCTTGACCACCACCTGAACCCCACTTGAGGATATCGGTGAATTCATTGATGTTCATGAAGTATTTGGTGGTTACTAAGTCCCAACGATCAATTTGTTGTTTGATTTCAACTAGGTCTCTCTTGAGTAGACCAGCGTCAGCGATATCTGTTACAGTGTTTTCAACTGAAGCAGCGGCATCGAGGGCGGCGAAAACGTTAGCGTCTTCTTGAGCCATGATTTCTTGACGAGCCTTTTGAACTGCACGGTCGATGACGTTGAAGCGACGACGCTTAACTTCGGCAATACGTACAGTGGGGTTGGCGTAAATTTCAAATTCAGGAACGACAACGCGATCACCGAATACGCGTGATTCGGGACCAGTACCGTTGCTGCTGATTACTACAGCGGCAACATCAATATCGCGGTCGTATGTGGGCATAGCTCCCTGAGGTAATGCGTCCACGACTAGTGCTCTACGAGCAATTCCATGATAATCTAAGTTTCTGCGGATAGGGTTTGCCATTGCTTGAGCCAAAGCAATTTTGCCGTCTTGTGTTGAGATGGCGCGGGCGATTAATTCGTCGCGTTTTTCATCTGATAATGAGGGTTGACCGGCTAGACCCATGTTTGAGGGGGTGTTTTCTTCTAAAATTGATGCATATTTGACGAGAGTATGAAGTGCATCCTTTAATGATGATGCGTTCATCTCGCCTTTGCTATTGAACATATTCATTCGAGATCTCCGATTTAAAAGTATTGTTTGCCAGCATTCGCCAGCGGCAGTACACTGATGTACGCAAATTACATATTTTAATATTAGTATATTATGTATAAAAAATAAAAAAGAGCTAATAAAAATTAGCTCTTTTTTAAGTTGTAAGTTAATTAGTTCTTGGTCAGACCAAGAATCAATTATCAGGCAACGGGTGGATTGAAGTAGAAGGTAGCGTAGGTGAATTGACGGGGTGAAGCACCTAGACCTGATGGGCTGTTTAGAGCGCTAACTAAGTAGCTTGGGGTATTGACTAATGAGCCATTGGTCTCGAAGTCAATTAAAGTACCTACTACTGGAGCGCCTACTACTGCAGCAGGTGAGCCTACTGGAGTTAATTGACCTGTTGAGGTGTAGGTGAGGGGAGCGCCAGCTGAGAGGGCGAGGTTGGTGGGTTGTAGACCTGTGGCAGCAGCGGTATCAACTGCATCAAGTGATACAGCGAAGACACCAGGTAAGTGCCAGCAGGTGATTTTGCCTGAGCCAGTAGCGGTGCTTGGACCAAGTACTACGCCTGAGGTAACTTTACCAACTGTGCCACCAACGACTGAACCGAATAGTGTACCGTAACCGGCGATACCATCGTCAGCTAACATTAGAGGGCGTGAGGTAGCGCTTAAGTCAAAGGTAACTACTGTGCGCTTAGCAACACCTGATGGATTGACATAACCGTCAAATACGTCAGAAGCGGCTAAATCAGGTGAGCTTAGATTTAATGAAACGAATGTAACAACTTCGCCACCTAGGTAGCTGTTGATTTGTGTATCATAACCGTCGAATTGACCAAGGGCATTACCAGCTTGGTTTACTAATTTAAGAGCCATGTGATTTTCCTTATTTTAAATGCCTAGCAGCATTGACTTACATCTTACTTACAATAAGTACCATTTGGTACATTTATTATTTTAAATTATGCCTAGATTCAAACTTGGACTTCTGTTGGAGTTTTTTCTTTTTTTCTTTTTTCTAATTCTTCTTTAACTTTATCTCTAATTAATGGTGCTGAAGAAATTTGTTTATTTAATATTTCTATTGCATCTTTAACAGATTGGATATAAGCTGGCAAAGAATATAAAATTTCTTCTATATCAGTTTTAAAAGGAGCATATCCTCCTTGTAATGGAATTGTATTTAATATTGAATCTAGTATACTTGTGCCTGATCTGCTTTTTGTTTCTTGTACTTGTTGAGAGCTTTTTCCGCCAGCAGTAGTAAAAGTTTCTTCTAATCTTATTTTTAAATCTTCTATTTCTAATAATCTTGTTTCTAAATCTTTCACTACTTCTTCTCTTTTTTTAATTTCTTGTGGTTCAAAAGATTTTTTAATAGCAGTTCTAAAAGAATCTGTTTCTATGATTAGTGGTTCAGCCATAGTCTTGTAAACAGTATTTAATCCAACAATTTTGTTTTTAAATATTAATAATTCTTTTTTTAATTCAGAATTAGGAGCCCATCCCCATAATCCTTTTAAAAATCCAGGATTTAATAAATCATTAAATTGGTCTATTACATTAAGATAATTATCGTTATAACCTTTATTAATATCATTCATTTTAGAGCTTACCCAAGCGCCTCCAATCAAAGCAGCTAATCCGGCATATAATTTACCTCTACCGATTGCTTCTTTTTTTATTTTTTCAGAAGCTGTTTCTAAACAATCATCGGCTAGTTTTCTTAATTGTTCTTTGTTTTGGTTATCTAAATCATTAGCAACTCTAACTAAAGACAATAAAAATTGTTGTTCAGCATATTTACGTTGGGTTAATAATCCATCTGGATTTTTATTTACAATTCGCAAATTAATATTTTGTCTTTCAATATTATTTTCTACTAATCCATTTAAGCGATCATAAGCAGAAGAAACTACTGCAGGATTAGGATGGGCAACTTCCATAATATTATTTTTATATTCCATTTGTGGAATAGTAGGAGTTTTTACTCCATATAAAGCTTCGATAGCTGAAATAGATAAAGAATCTGCTCTAGGATTATTTTCTAAAGCTTTAAAAGACTTTTTAGAGTCATTTTGAATAATATTTTTTTCTTGAGCAATCTTGGCAAATTCTTCAAAAATTTCACTGCGTTTCATATATTCTCGCTGATGAATTAGGTTGTTATTAGTATAGCTTAATATTGTTAGAATTAAGGAGTGTTTTTAGCTACATCATCAATAAAGGTATCTACTATTTCTTGTTTAGAATGAAACATTTTAGGAATTAATAAAGTATTGGTACCTAAATTATTATTATTGTGTTCTAAAATAGCTTCAGCTACAATATTAAATTGTGGCGAACTTCTGATTTTAGATTCAAATTTTTCTAATCCTTGATATGTTTCATTTGCAAAATCTACTAATAAATCTTTAATAGTAGATTCAGTTACGTATACTCCTTTAATAACCCAGCTACTAGATACGTTATATTGATCAGTATCACGATCAGCTCTTAATTTAAATTTTTTCTGAGTAGACGCAGGCATAGAAATAGTTTTAGGTGCAGGCGAAGAAATTTCTTGTTTTAATGTTCCATCAAATTCAGAACTCATACCTGTCATTTTTCTAATGGCACTACCTGCACCCATTAAACCAAAAGAAGTTAAAATAGTACTAATTAAAAATGTAATAATTTTGCTAAGAGCGCCTAAATATTTGCCTTGCTTTGCTGCTACAGCCTCAGTAAGTGCTCCAGTTAATTTTCCAGCAGGTCCTGCATTTTTAATTAAAGTAATATCATTTTGGTATTGTATTAATGCTAATTTTAGCATTCTAGCATCACGTAAAGTAAAATTAGATTTTGCAGATAATGATTCAGAACTTGCTCCCTGAGTATTATTTTGAATAGCAGATTTTACTTTACTTTCTATGTCTGACATAGAAACTTGCTTATTAGATTCAATATCTCCTAAAATAACTTTAGAAATTTCATCTAACGCTCTTTTAATGTCTACTCTAAATATAGAAGCTCCTATAGTTATTATCCACTTTATCCATTTATAACCCATGCCATCTAGTATTTTCCATAAAATACCTGGAGCAAACATAGCAAGTATGCTAGTAGTTTTATTTTTATCATCAATGTTTTGATTTATATAATCTTTAACATATTCAACTAAAGAAGATAACATGCCTCCATCAGCATACTTTTTAATAGGTTTTTCAGCTAATAAAGTTTCTACTATTAATCCATTCATATAGTATTGGATTTGACTATTTTTTTTCATAATATCTTAATATCCTTTATATTCCAGATTTAGATAATGCTTTCCAAGTACTATATGCGCTGCTTATTAAGCTTTCATTTGCTCTTGCAAAACTAATCTGTCCTTTCATAGCTTGCTCTGAAGCTCTATTAACAGGATCTTCAAAATAAGCACTATATGTTTCTAAAATTCTTGTGACTAATTCAGAGCAATTTTGATTAACTGCTCTTAATGCACTTAGATAATTAAAAAACTGAGTTGGAGGGCTTGTAAGATTTGCAGCAAGATTAGGCAAAGTGCCACGAAGATCAAATGATTGCTGCCCCTTGTTTACTAACATAGAGTCTATTTTTCTAATAGCTTCTTGTATAATGGGGTTGAAATAACCATGGTCTGAAGGAGATGCTTTTTCTACAGCATCTAAGAAGTTATTTACAGCTACTAAATCAATTACTCCATTTCTAATTGGTCTGTTTCTAATTAATTCATTTAAGCTGGCACCGCCTGCTCCTGCTCTGCCACCACGACCACCAGCACCACCAGCACCACCAGCACCACCAGCTCCACCACCGGCTCCACCAGCTCCACCACCGGCACCTCCACCAGCACCGCCAGCTGCTCCACCGCCAGCACCGGCACCGGCACCGGCACCAGCACCACCGCCAGCACCTGTGGCACCAGAAGTAGTACCAGGCTCAGTAACAGCGCATGGTTTACCATCAGAGCCAGTAAGTTTAGCGCCATATTGCTGAATAGATTTTACATATAAATCAGTTATTTTATCATAATTAGGAGATCTATCCTTATAGATATTAGCTCTTGTTTTTAAGAAATTAGCTCTTTTATATAAAATATGAACTGCTAAGCAAGGATCTGATTTAGGATCTAATACTGGGGCAGTTGCAATAAATTTATCTGGAGTTTTATATTTAATCTTCATATCTCTTAGCCAGCTAAGAAAAGAAGTTTCATCAGATAAATCTTTAACAGTTAATGTAATTTTTGAAGCAGGGAATGTAGGAGCGGTAGCAAGACCATCTTCCCAGGTTTCAATTGATAATTCATTTGAAGAAAATCCGTCTGCTATGGCATTTGGATCTAATGTTGATTTAGCAGGCTCTGGTCCTGCTTTAGATGCTATAGGCTCTCCAACTAATTTAGTATTAAGCTCTTCAATAGCAGCTTTTAACATAACTTCTAATACTTTATTAGTACGAGCATCATTATCTCTTAAATAAGATAAATATGCTTTTAAAGGCTCTTTTAATGCATATGCTTCAACTTCTATTGGTTGTCTAGTATTAGGATCTCTTTGAGATCTGTCTTTAGGAAAACTCATGAACTCTAATGCGCCAGCAGCCAGAGCTTCTTGCTTTTCATTTTTTGTCCAAGCAAAACGCTTTCCTTCCCAAGTCATTTTATTTTCAGCTATCCATTGAATAATATCACCCAATGTTCTAAAATTTTCAACAGTACCAGCAGGGGCGGGTTTACTAGGATCTAAACCTAATGGTATTCCTGTAAATTTTGGAGGAGCATTTTTAGGATCAATGCTTCTTTGCAAATTAACTAATAAAGGTTTGGCTGCACGATAAGCATCTATATTAATAATTGGAGCTGCTCCAGCGGCAGGTGTACCTCCAGCTGGCTCTCCTGGTCCAACAGCAGATTTATATAAATTATAATCTGCAATTTTAATTAATTCTTTTAATAGTTTCTTATCGTTATACAAAAAAGACATATTGTTCCTTTAAACGCTGGGAGCAACTGCATTAACATGAGAAAAAAGAGCTTTTAAAACTTCATTTTGTTTTTCTCTATTTTGAGCATCTTGAACTGGATATCCAAGAGCTAACATCATTTTTTCTAAACTTGCTATATCCTTAATATAATCAACAGGAACTGTAGAGAATAATCTGGGTCCAGATGATGTAGGTAATATTACATTAGTTAATGTAAAAAATCCTGGTTTCTTAAGAGATTCTGCTAACTCTGGGGGCACTCTACCAGGATCTGTTCCTCCAGGCTTGACATTAACCAAGGGTAAGTCTTTTTTAATATATGAAGTATATTCAGGAGAGGTTATTATTCTTCTATAATATGAATTATAAAATCTGGTTAATTTGTCTACCAATGGAGTAATTTTTTTGGCATGTTCTATTTTCATTTTTTGATCATATTTACCAATATCAGTAGTTTTAGGAATTTCACTTCCTAATTGCTCTAAGTCTGCTCTAGTAAATGGATCGGCTAATTTAGCTCCAAAATCATCTGTAACTCTAACTAATGCATCAGCAATTGCCCATACGTTTTTAATTGCGTTTTGAGTTCTCCAGTCCCAAACACCATCTAGCATAGCTTCTCTGCCGCCTGATCCTGTTCTACGTAAACCATCAATAACATTATCTAATTCAATAATGTCAGTTGGTTGCTTGGTCTCATAAGTAGTTGCATCTTTATATGTAGTCCATTCTTCACCTTTAATAGAAGAGCCTGCAGAATATTGCTCTGCTAAGAAATCATTAAAGTCTTTTCTTTTATCAGTTTCTTGTACTACTTCTCTAGATTGTCCAGTTTTTGGATCTCTAACT